GTCTTAACTCTTTTTCAAGAACGGTAAATTCAGTTCCTAATAAAGTATTCTGATAAACCTTTTCGGATAGCTTTCTAGTAAAGGTATTTGATATATCTTTAAATTGAGTAAAATATTGTTGTTTAAGATTTTGTATTAGAATTAAATCCCCTTTAGTTAGTTCTTGAAATTCCTTTGGTATTCTTCCTATCTTCTTAAAAGCTCTTTCAACTCTTTTAGCTTGTTTATTAAATCCTGTTCTAACTACTGTATCTGACCAAGCTAAATATTCTCTTTCCAAGATAGCTTTAATTTTAGGACGCATTGCTATTGCGGCTCTTAACTCAATTAATTTTCCATCTTGTATAGGTAAAGATTTCCCAGCTAAAGAAGTTATATCTTTTTCTATCTTATCTAAAACTTTTGTGAGTTGTTCATAATATTCAGCTTCCGCAAATTCAATTTGCTTAATGCGATATTGAGTCATTTCTTGAAGAATATTAGCCATAAAATCTTCTAACAGAAAAAATTTAAAAAATCAAAACAAACGATTTGTTCAATTTTGTTACATTGATAACAGTAGCCCGTTTTTTAAGTTTTATGACTTTAGTCAATAGTAAACGATTTCTAAAAAGTCGGTCATATATAATATAGGTATGGAAAATAAAAAAGAGAATATTTTATTATTACCATGTTACGAACATGACATCAGAGAATATGTAAAAAGATGTAATGCACATATTCCTTTGACTCCTGTTTATCAATTAACTCCAGAAGAAGAAAAAGAGTTTCAAGAAGATAAAAGACGAAGTGAGCTTCTTGATAAGATTGAAGATGGAGAAGAAATTGATAAAGAGAAATTAAGTCAAGATGAAAAGTTCATACTATGGAAAATGAAATATCTTAAACCATAGAAAGGAGGTGTATATGAAAATAAAAGAAAACGAAACTAATCTTGATAGTAAAAAACTACAACAATTATTTTGTTTAGTTCATAAGATTGTAGCTAAATACGAAGGAAGATTAAGACAGTGGAAATATCTCAAAGTTTATATGAGTTATTATAATGGTGCTGGTTATCGTTGTAAAGCAACAATAGGTGGTACTAATATTTGGATGCGTATGGATGGAGTTTATTATAATCAAGTATATTATGTGGCTCAGGTATTTGCTCATGAACTTTATCATAGTTACGGATTTCATCATTCTGGATTTAGAAGATTTCCTTTAGATGAAAAACAATTAGCTATTATTAAGAAAAGATTTCCAGATATGAAAAGTTTTTGGAAACCTAAAATTGAGAAACCTGTAATTGATCAAATAGCTGTTAAGTATAAAAGATTGCAAAATCGTTTAAAATCTTGGGAGCGAAAATCAAAGATGGCTAATACCCGTCTTAGAAAGATCAAAATTGCTATACGAAGATATGAAAAACTGTATAGTGATAGAATAAATTAGGAAGTAGGTTCTTCTTCCACAGGCTCTTCCTCTACTGTTTCTTTTTGAGGTTCGTCTTGGGTAAATTCTCCTACTTCTGAATTATTATCTATCTCATCAAATATTTCATTAAGTTTTTCATCATCATCTACTACTGCTCTAGCTATTTCTTTATCAATCTCTTTTGTTAATGTGGGAGATTTAACATTGATTGATTTAGCTTGTTGATAAAACATAAGGTCAGTTGAGTAATCTCTTATGTTAAATGAATCAGGATAATCTATCTCGCCATCAAACTCTCTATTTTGAAATAAAGCATAAAGTTTAAATAATTGTTCTTCTGCTAATTGTAAGTTATCAGCTTTCTCAGATAATCTTGCATTTAATAATTCAAATTCTGTTTGTAAAGCTATACCGCTTTGAACTTGTGTTTTAGTTCCTCTAACTGCGTCTGTATGAGAGATTCTATGTATCGCTTCCACCTTTTTATTAATTGATTCCATAATGGAAGTTAAATTCTGTCCACTAGGTTGTAATAGATAAGGTTTTAAATTGGGTTCCATTTCATCTGGCATTTCAATAACTGCTCCAGCTCCAGCACTAGCATTTACACCTGGAGTTTTAACTAAACTAGGATGATTGGTTAATCTAATTAATTGTTCTATTTCTGAATATTCATTGTAAATTGATTTCTGTAAATCAGCTATATCTGAAAGATCTGACTGGCCAACGCCTCTCTTATGAGATTTTGCATTATACAAGATAACTGCGGGTATCTTACCAATCAGATTATCAGCAGTATCCAGTATAGTAGGTTCCCCACCTGTATCAGGAACATAGATGGTATCCACTCTATCTAAATGCCAACATCTCATATAAGTGCCACCAGCTTTATCTACTTCCTCTCGTACTTTGAGATAATCTAATGAATATTTTCCATTTATTTCTCTTTTGTAATTCCAATCTAAAATATTTTCAGGAGTTACAAGAGAAAGATAAGGTCTAATATCTTGTTGTAGTTCTTCGGCTGCTGTATTGGTAATAATTTTAGGTTTATCTAAGATTAAAAAACAATGTCCATAAATAGATGAGTAATTTTGAGCTTGTTTAATTACAGTATCTAAATTATTACCATCTGACATATCTCCAAAATTCCTAGAGGGTTTAACTCTAAATAAAAATGATGAGTAAGTTTGAACTATGTTTTTACAATGGTTATCGCAAGGAGTATTTAAAAGTCTTTGATTATATTCATTATCAAGCTCTAAATTATAACGATTAAGATATTGACCGACTTGAAAATCAAACCCTCCATTATAACTTCTAATAAAATACTCCCAATGATTGATGTTTTCTTTATAATCTTTATGTGTTGTTAAAGCTTGATCCCTAGTATATGCCATAATTATGTCTTTGTTTTACATTCCATCTTAAAGGTTTAAACGACCCAGATTTTATAGTCAATGGTTTAACAAAATCTACCATGTATCCAATCGCATCATTCATGTGATCGTATCCACTTTCTTTATCAGGAATATTTGTTCCTATCTTGTATATTTGTTGTTCTAATCCTTTTATAATAGTTTTGCAAGATTTGGAAACAAAAATATGTCTTTTGCCATCTGCCGACTTTAATCTGGAATTAACATTGTTAACTCTATCTCTAATGGCAGTATGTTTAAA